GACTGGTCGGCATTTCAATTTACTACATTAGATGGTGGTCAAGTTGATGGTGATGAAGTTGAACAAGCCAAAAATGATTTAGATGAAAGAACATTTAGACAAGAATATTTAGCTACATTTGAAACATACTCTGGTGCAATATATTATAATTTTGATAGAGAATTAAATGTTAGTTCTTTGAAAGATAATAATACAGCCATTCATATTGGTATGGATTTTAATATCGATCCCATGTCGGCGGCGATATTTCAATTACATAACAATACAGTAAATTTTATTGATGAAATCGTAATATATTCATCAAACACAGACGAATTAGTCAAAGAAATAAAAACAAGATACCCAAACAGACAAATCATTGTTTACCCAGACCCAGCAAGTAGACAACGCAAGACTTCTGCTGGTGGTAGAACAGATTTAAACATATTACAAAATGCTGGATTTACAGTAAGAGTTAAGAATGCACACCCTCAAATTAGAGACAGGATTAATGCTGTTAACTCAAGATTAAAGAATACAAACGAGCAAAGAATGATGTATATTGATCCCAAATGCAAAAACATTATTAGAGGCTTGGAAAGACACCTTTACAAAGAGGGAACTACGCAACCTGATAAGGATAGCGGATTTGACCATATGAACGATGCGATTGGATATGCAGTAGATTATTTGTTCCCTATAAGAAAACAATACACAAAACAATTACCTCAGAGATGGAGCGTTAAATAATGTACTCAATAAGTGAAAACATGGAGTCCTTAATTCAAGATAAAGAATTTTTGGAAAATAAACACAGTAACTATGATCTAATGATTTCAAGATGGAATTTTTATTTAAGATCATATTTAGGTGGTGAAGAATACAGATCAGGCGGTTTCTTGCATGAATATGCATTAGAATTAGATTTAGAATATCAAAATAGAGTTAACTATACACCAATAGACAATCATTGTAGAAATATCATAAGCATTTACTCGAGCTTTCTATTCAGAGTACCACCAACTAGAAACTATGGGACATTAGAGAGTGATCCTAGTTTAGAATCGTTCTTAACTGATACAGATTTAGATGGGCAAAATTTTAATGCGTTTATGAAGAACGCACAGACTTATTCTAGTGTGTATGGCAATGTATGGATATTTGTAGATAAGCCAGAAAGTAATGCACAAACAAGAGCAGAAGAACTAAGTCAAGATATTAGACCTTATTTAACAATGATAACACCAGACAATGTGATGGACTGGAACTATGTTAGAGCGGCAAGTGGTCGGTATGTATTAGATTACATCAAGGTAAGAGAAGAAGTTACATCTAGTGGATCGTATTACAGAATGTGGACACCTAATGAAATATCGTATGTGTTCGTACCTAAGACTGGTAAATCAAAAGTAATTGAAAGAAAACCAAATCAAATTGGAACAATACCAGCTATCTGTTTGTATAACAAAAGATCACCAAGACAAGGTGTAGGTATAAGTGATTTGACAGATGTTGCATTATTGCAACAGTCTATCTACAACGAATTATCTGAGATGGAACAGTTAATAAGATTATCTAATCACCCTAGTTTGGTTAAAACTCAAGGTGTTGAGGCTAGTGCTGGTGCTGGTGCAGTAATATCAATGCCAGATGATTTAGATAGTGGCTTGAAACCTTTTCTTTTACAACCGAGTGGATCAAACCTTAGTGAAATAAGATCATCTATTGAACAGAAGATTGAGATGATAGATAGAGCAACTCATATGTCAGGTGTTAGACAGACTAAGACCCAAGTACAATCTGGGATTGCTTTACAGACTGAATTTGAAAACCTTAACTCGGTACTGAGTGAGAAAGCTGATCTATTAGAGAACGCAGAGGAGCAGATTTGGAGTCTATGGGCTATGTGGCAAGGTAAGTCGTTTGATGGTGTTATTGATTACCCAGATAGCTTTAATCTTAGAGATTATGCGTCTGATCTACAATATTTACAAGCGGCAAAAGCTAGTGGTGTTAGATCAAGCACATTCCAAAAAGAAATTGATAAACAAATTGTAAGTGCAGTTATTGATGATGATGCAGTAATCAGTACAATCAATGACGAAATCACAGCACAGACAGAAGTTGGAGTATTTGAAACAGCACAGACAGAAGCAGAAGTAGCTGAAGAAGATGCCGAGTAAGATTGATGTATCAGAGGATAGCAAGGTAAGTTTACCAGCCAAAAATTTAATTACAATTATTGGTGGAATTTTGGTTGGTTCTTGGTTTGCATTTGGTGTGATTGAGAGATTGAATGTCATTGAGACTGAGTTACAACTTATCTCAAAAGACTTAGAGGCGGCTAATGAGTTTATTGATGGTGTCCCTAAAGGCGATATGGTCAGTCCTCAAATACAAGAGTTGTTTATGTTGGTTGAGTTTATTTCTAAAAACCAAGATAAGTTAAAAGAACAGATGGAACTTGAAATACCATTGATACAAAAAAACGATATGATAATTCAATTTCACGAAGAACGAATTATAGATTTAGAGGAAAAGAATGGGAGTCATTGAGTCAGTAATTATATTAAGTTTGTATGTGTTTGATGGTGGTAACAAGACTATTGAAGGTTGGTATCATCAAGAAAATCTTGGTGCCTGTTTAGAAGGTAAAAGAATTGCTGAGAGAAATGCTGGTAATCAGGTTCAGTATACTTGTACTTTAGAAGATTGCGAGATGTCTGTTGATAAGACTGGTGTAAAACATTGTGAAAAGATTATTAAATGATGTGCAAACATTGTGAACATTCATGTCATTGCAATCACAAGTGTACTGTTTGTGAGTGTTTGAATTGTGAGCATAACGCATTAGATGATTTTTGGAAAAGATTAAATGAGAAAGAGCAAGACATATTCAGCCCATGTTGCAGTTCATAAAGGTACTTCGATTGGTCGTAATCCAATAACAAGTACAATGAACAAGAAGAAAAAGGCTAATTTTAAAAAATACAGAGGGCAAGGCAAGAGAAGATAATGGATAAGATTGAGAAACTTGCACAATTAAGAGAAAATCTTGTAGACGATATTGAATTAAGACACAGCAACAGACTTAACATTGCATTAGAAAATTTAGAAAAAGATGTTGTAAAAATTGCAAATGAATTACCACAAAGACAAGGTAAATTATTTGAGGCTAGATTAGCGGTAGAGATCAGACCCAAATTGAAACAAGCCATAGATAAACACTATGTATTATGGGCTGACAATACTGTTAGAGAATACGATAAGGTTGCAAAGTTAGTTGTTGCAAACATGAAAGACTTACCGATCCCAGCTAAATTTAAAACACTTACTGAGATTGATATTCAAACAATAACAAATTTAAAAAGATTAAAATTTACTGGTTTTCTAGATATTGCAACTGAAACCACTAATGCACTTGCTGATAATGTTTATTCCTCGACAATAGCTGGCAAATCATTTACTGATATGCAAAAGGAATTACAGCAAAGAATAAATGGAGTTTATATCAAAGCTGATGTAGATGAAATAGACGAATTAGTGGAATTTGTAGCAACAACAACAGATGCGGTTGAAAGAAAAAAAGCAATAGATAGATTGCATACTTTTTATGGTGCTGATCGAACTGGTGAGAATATGAGAAAATATTCTAAACAATTAGCACACGATAGTTTAATGGAGTTTGACGGACAGTTTACTAAAGCAAAAGCGGCAGAGGCTGGTCTTACAAATTTCCTCTATTATGGGGATATAATTGGTGATAGTAGACCATTTTGTATTAACAACAGAGGAAAAATATTTTCGGAAGATGAACTTAGAGATAAGTGGTCATCTGAAAGTTGGAAAGGAAAATCAACTTCCGATCCATTTATAAGCAGAGGTGGTTATAATTGCCGACACCATCTGCAACCGACTGATCCTAGTTGGTATAATGAAAATGGCGATCTTATAATATAGGAGAATACTACTATGGCTGACGAGCAAAAAACGGAGATTGAGAATACTGAGTCTCTAGAAACAAAACAGGAAGTCGAACAACAAGAGCCAATGATTGCACAAAGCGAATTGGATAAGATAATTGAAAAGCGACTTGCGAGGGAAAGAGCAAAGATTGAAAAGAAATTCAATGGCATTGACCCAGACGAAGCAAGAAAACTCTTAGAAGAAAAAGAAGCAAAAGAGTTAGATATGCAAAAACAACGAGGTGAATTTGATAAGGTATTGAAAGAAACAGTATCTAAAAAAGATGCTGTAATATCACAATACCAAGCCGAGTTGCAGAAAGTACGAATTGATGATGCACTGATTAAAGTAGCAAGTGACCAACAAGCTATTAAACCAGAGCAAGTAGTCAATTTGTTAAAAAACAGAGTCCAATTAGGAGACGATGGTAAACCTGAAATCATTGGTGATAATAACACTCCAATGTATAACGATAAAGGAGAGCCATTAAGTATCAAAGAATATGTTGGACAGTTTTTAGATGACAACCCTCATTTTAAGATAGCATCACCAAGTGGTGCTGGAAGTAAATCGAGTGTTGGCGGTGATACACCAAAACCTTTAAACTTGGCGGAACTAAACATGAATAATCCTGAAGATAAAGCCAGATATATGGAATATCGCAAGGAAAAATTCAAAAATTATTAATAACAATTTAACCATATAGGAGAATATTATGGCTGACGAAACAACAACATCGACATTAGATGATTTGATCTCCCCATTGGTTGCGGAGGCTCTATTTGTAGCTTCAGAGCGATCAATAATGAGAGGTCTTGTAAGAAATTACACAATGCCTCAAAATTCAGGCAAGGTACTACAAGTGCCAATTTACCCAACAGTATCAGCGGCGGCTGTTGCAGAAGCAACTGACCTAAGCAATACTGCAATCTCAACTTCAAAGAAAGATCTGACTGTATCAGAAGTAGGAATTATGGCTACTGTTACTGATCTTACTATGAATGTATCTGAGTCAGATGTGGTAAGAGACTTAGGAAAATTATTTGGTGAAGCAATCGCTAAAAAAATTGACTTAGACTTAACTGCATTATTTGGTGGGTTTTCAACTACTGTTGGATCAAACTCAACAGCAATGTCTGCGGCATTGATCTTTCAAGCAGTAGCAAAACTAAGAGCAGCAGGTGTACCGGGTGATGATCTCGCTTGTGTTATACACCCACAAGTTGCATTTGACTTGAAATCTGGTTTAACAAACACATTTGCTAACCCTAATCCAGGAGTTGGTAATGAAGCGTTAAGAACTGGTTTTGTAGGTCAGATCGCTGGTGTTGATGTATATGAAACATCAAATATAGCTGACGCATCAGGTAATCAACCGGGAACAACTGGTGATTATAAAGGTGCAGTTTTCCACAGAGACGCACTAGGTTTAGCAATGATGCAAGACCTTAAAATTGAACAACAAAGAGATGCCTCAATCAGAGGTACAGAATTAGTTGCAACAGCAGTTTATGGTGTTGGTGAACTAATCGATGGACATGGTTGTGAAATAGAAGCAGACTCTTCTATTCAATAGTATCCATTGGATTGATCAATACAGGGGGGAGAGTTCCTTTCCTCTCCCCTCTAACTTTTTAACAGGAATTTTATTATGGCATTTGCAACAAGATCAGATTTAATAGTATATCAGCCAGACATAGGCGATATGGGTTTAACGACAGGCGAACAAGACGCATTTGTTACTCAAGCAATAGCAGATGTACACAGAGATATTAGAAATAGATGGTGGTCTGTTTATCACAGCAACCAATCTAGAAACAGAAGCTATGCTGGTGGCATAGAGATTAATTTAACTTTACTTACAGACTCACAATGGACAAGAGCAACAGTTTATAGAACACTTGGGTATTACATATGCCCAGCATTAACTAAATTTAATTCAGAGGGAGACGAAGATCGTTTTCAACAAATGGGTAGTTATTATAGAACTGCATATGAAGATGAATTTTCAGATATATTGAGAGATGGTATCGAGTATGATGCTGATGATGATAATTCAATAGCTGATGCCGAAAAGGTTGCAATACATCAACTTAGATTGGTGAGATAGTGGTTGCAGTAAATATCAATGTTGAGGTTACTGCGGCTCAAGGTGCTTTAAGTCAATTAAAGACAAAGATACCAAACGCAACTAGAAAAGCATTAAATAAAACAGGCATGTTTTTACAAAATGCAATAAAAGATAGAACAAGAAAAGGAAGAGATTTTAAAGGTAGATCATTTAGACCTTACTCTCCTAAATATGCAAAGCAAAGAGCAAAAGAGGGAAGAACAACAACACCCAATTTATTTAGATCAGGCCAGATGTTAGGTAATATGACATTTAAAACATTTTCTAAAAATAAAGGTCAAATATTCTTTCCTAACAGACAACAAAATTTGAAAGCATTTTATAACGATACCCAAGGTGTTGGTAAAGCACAGATTAAAAGAGAATTTTTTTCAGTAGGTAAAAAAGAAGAAGAAAAAGCTGTCAAAATATTTACTGATACATTAATGAGAGATTTAAGATTATGAGTGAAAGAGAAGATATAGCGGCTCACATAGTATCAACCTTATCTGCGGTTAGCAGTCCAATTACATTTGGTAAAGTAGAACGAAATCCGTTTGATGCAGAAGAACTTTCACAACAACAATTTCCAGCAGTATTTGTACAAACTGCTGACGAGACAAGAGAAGATATTACAATCAAAAATACTGGCATAACACGACAAGGTACAATTGATTTTAGAGTATTTGGTTTTGTGACTAATGGTAGTGCAACGACAACTAATATTGATACCAAAAGAAATCAGTTGGTGACAACAGTTGAAACTGCTTTAGATAGTGACAGGACCAGAGGCGGAAACGCACTTGATACCCAAGTGGTTTCTGTTGAAACTGACGAAGGTAGTATATTTCCGTATGGCGGAGTTATTATCACTATTAGATGCTTGTATTCATTTACAAGTGGAACACCATAGGAGAGTTTATGGAAAAAGTTTATTTAATAAAAAATGGAGTAGTAGTTCACACTTCAAATCCAAATTTATTTCTAGCCGATGGTTGGAAACATAAGCATAACAATCCAGAGGCTAAAAAACCAGTAGGGAGAAAATATGGCAAAAAGAAAAAAACTACAAAATAAAGAAGGCGATATCGTTGAGGTTTGGGAAGATCAAGTAGCAGACCTTAAAGAGGCTGGCTGGAAAGACCCAGCAGAAAAAAAGTCTAAAACAAAAACAAAATCATTTAATACAGAAGAAGGAGAAGAATAATGGCTGTACATACAGGAAGTGCTGGTCTAGTAAAGGTTGGCGGAAACACAGTAGCAGAAGTAACAGGATTTACTATTGAAACAACTGCTGATGTAATCGAAACAACTGCACTAGCAAACTCAGCAAAATCATTTGTTGCAAGTAGATCAACATTTACAGCAACGATTGAGTGTCATTTTGACGAAACAGATACAAATGGTCAAAGAACTTTGATCGAAGGTGCATCAGTAAACATATTCCTACACCCAGAGGGTAACGATAGTGGGGATTTTGTACTGCAAGGTGCTTGTATTGTAACTGGTAACTCAACTTCAGTAACTATGGACGATACGATAAGACAATCTATATCTGTTCAAGGAACTGGTGGAATTACTAGAACTACAGTATAATTTGACAAATAATTAAGAATACTTTAATAATTGCGTATGTCTGCAATCGACAAAATCAGAGACCATTATAATTCTTTAAGTAAAGGCGAACACAAATACTTTGAAGAATGGGATTTAACTTTTTATAAAGAGCCAATCAATCTTGAAAAAAAAGGTAAGTTATTTAAAAAGATGGAAATTGATGCAATCGAGGGTTTGGCATACGCACTTATAGAACTTGCCTTAGACGAACAAGGTAAGAATTTATTTACATTAGAACATAAAATGACATTGATGAAGAAAGCTGATCCTGATGTATTGTCAGAGGCGGCTACTTGGTTAATGCAAACACCTACAAAAAAAGACATTAAAAAAAAATAGATAACGACCACGACTACAATACGATAGTTCAGTTGGCTGATTATCTTAAATTACCTATACATCAAGTTATGGAGTTCTCAGTTGAGGAGTTTATGACTTGGATTATATTTTTAGAAGATAAAAGAAAAAGAGAACAGCATGAAGCAAATGTTGCTCGAATGAAATCCAAATCTAGGAGATAAATGACAAAAAAAGTTAATATAGATATAGTCGCAAGAGATAAGACCAAAAGAGCCATAGATCAATCTAAAAAAGGTCTTGGTGGTTTAAAGACTGCGGCTTTAGCTGTTGGTGCGGCTCTTGCTACCATTGGTGCTGGTAGAGCAATTAGAGGTTTAGTTAATACTGGAAAAGAAATTGAAAGTTTACAAATAAGATTTAAACTTTTATTTGGTAGCACAGAAGAAGGGGCAAAGGCTTTTGATACATTAACACAATTTGCTTCAAGAGTTCCATTTAGTTTAGAAGATATTGCAGCGGCTTCTGGTAATTTAGCGGTAGTAGCAAAAGATGCAAAACAATTAAACGATATTTTAGAAATTACTGGTAATGTTGCTGGTGCTACTGGTTTAGATTTTCAAACTACTGCTAGTCAAATTCAAAGAGCATTTGCTGGTGGTATTGCCAGTGCTGACATCTTTAGAGAAAAAGGTGTTAGAGATATGCTTGGTTTCTCTGCTGGTGCAAAAATATCAGTAGAAGAAACGAGAGAAGCTTTTGCTAAAGTATTTGCTGGTGATGGTGAGTTTGCTAAAACAACAGAACAATTAGCAGAAACTTTAGAGGGAACATTGTCGATGATAAACGACAAGTTCTTTGCATTTCAATTAGCAATTAATAAATCTTTTTTTGAAGAACTTAAAAGTCAGTTTGGTGACCTAAATACTTTTTTACAACAAAATGAAGCTCAAATACAAAGTTTTGGTGAAGATATTGGAGAAGTTTTAGCACAGTCTTTAATAAAATTATCATCTGCACTTGAATTCACAATAGAAAATGTCAGAGAACTAGAATTGGCTTTAGGAGTACTTCTAATAGCGGCAAGAGGTATAATTAAAGTAATTGGTGGTTTAGCATTAGTTTATGACTCGGTAACTGGTAAACAAAAAGAATTGTTAGACATGACCAATTCTTATAATGAAAAGCTACATGAACAAAGAACTGGAATGGCTAACATCAATGCTGTTCATGATGCTTATTTAGCAAATCAAGAAAAAATATTAGAATTTAACGACAGACAAGTTGGAAGTATCGAAAGTATGTCACAGGCATACGAAGAACTTAACGAAAAAGTTTTTGCAAATGTAGGTTTTGAAGAACAAAGAATGAGATCAATGCAAAGAGCATTTGATAAAGATACAGAAAGAGAAGAAGAAAGAAAAAAACAAATTCAAGATGCCACTGAAAATTTCAAAGATGCTAAATTTAAAGAGATTGATTTTCAGAAAATGACACAAAAAGAAGCACAGCAATTAACAAGGGCTGGTTTCAGAACAGCACTTCAAGAAGGTGCAAAACACAACAAAGCATTATTTAGAATTAATCAAGCTATGAATATAGCAGAGGCAATAATGAATACCGCTACTGGTGTTACAAGTGCTTTAAAACTTGGTCCAATTATCGGTCCACCATTAGCACTTGCAATAGGAGCTATGGGTGCTGTTCAAGTTGCCACGATTGCGGCTCAACAACCACCAGCACAATTTGGTGGAGCAAGAGTTGCTAGTCAACCATTCTTGGTCGGAGAAAAAGGTCCAGAATTATTTACACCAGCCCATGCTGGAACAATAACTCCTAATCACCAATTAGACTCTGCACCAACGCACATAGTTTTCAATATCAACACAGTTGATGCAAAAGGTTTTGGTGCTTTATTAGATACGAGAAAAGCACAGATCGTTAATATGATTAATTCAGCTAGAAATCAGAAAGGACAAAGTAATATTGTATGAGTGGTAGTTTTCCATCAAGCCCAGAGCCATCTAGTATTAATATTAAATCTAACCAGACAACTATGGTTAGTGTGTCAATATCAGGTAGGCGACAAGCAAGACAATTACAAAATCAAAGATGGTCAATGGAAGTTGGTTTCCCACCAATGACAAGATCAGAGTTTGCTCCGATTATGGCTTTCATTGTAAGTCAAAGAGGAAAGAAAGAGAGTTTTCAATTTACTCCTGTAATTGTAGATGATGCTTTAGGAGTAGAAACAGGAACAGTATTGGTAAATGGAGCACATACTGTTGGTGATACGACTATTGCTATGGACGCATTTGCGGCTGACGGATCAGGAAGATTTAAAGCTGGTGATTTTATTAAGTTTGGCGGTCATAATAAAGTTTATATGGTTGTTTCAGACGTTACATCTTCAAGTAATGCGGCAACAGTAACAATAGAGCCACCATTGACAACTGCTTTATCGGATAACGATACAGTTGTATAT